CCGGCCGGCGCCAATGGCGCGGGAGATGGTCGATCGGTTGACTCCGAGCAGCCTGGCGAATGCCGCAGGGGTCATCAGGGAGCCGCGACATGGCGCTAGGTGATGCGGTCGTGATAAGGGCAACGCGGGCGTGGTGAACTACGAGGACGTCGTCGGGCAGCTGACTGCGGCCGGGCTTGTGCTGAAGGAGCCGGGCCGGCTGGAGGTCGATACTCGGCGATTTGTGCGGTGCCGGGTGGCCGGCGAGGGCAGCAAGGCCCGCGGGTGGTATCGGCTGCACTCGGTGCCGATGTCGTCGCAGCCTGGGCAGTACCTGATCGTCGGGGCGTTCGGCGTTTGGCGCGGTCCGGAGCACGAGTCGCACAAAGTTGCGATCTCGAAGGATGCGGCAGCCAGGATGTCGGCGGAAGATCTGGCGCTGACGCGCCTTCTGCACGAGCAGATGGCGCGCGATGCGGCGGCCGAGCGGGGGCGCGAGCTCGACAGGCTGGCCGAGCGTGCAGCCGGATGGTGGGCGCGCATGCTGCCGAGCGGGCGCAGCGAGTATCTGGTGCGCAAGGGGCTGCCGCCTGGCGATCTGTTCGGGGCTCGCGTTTCGGAGCGCGGCAACCTGGTAGTTCCGGCGATGGATGTCAAGGGACGCATCCGCTGCCTGCAGGTCATCTATTCGGATCCAGCGGTCAAGCGGCGGAAAGGTCGGGATAAGGATTTCACGCCGGCAGGCGCGGCGAAGCGGGAGCATTTCTTCCCGATCGGCGGGGCTCCATACCCTGGCGCCGTGGTTCTGGTCTGCGAGGGTTTCGCCACCGGTGCGACGCTGCACCAGGCGACCGGCCTGCCGGTGGTGGTCGCGTTCGACGCCGGCAATCTGTCGCCGGTGGCGCAGGCGATCGCCAAGGCGCATCGCGGCGTCCGGCTGCTGTTCTGCGCCGATGACGACTACGATTGGCAGTTGATCGAGGACAAGCCCAAGCCGAACACCGGCATCATCGAGGCGCAGAAGGCAGCGCTGGCCGTGCGGGGCGGAGTCTGCATTCCGACCTTCCCGGGAGAGCGGCCGACCAGGACGCACAAGGGCGCGACCGACTTCAACGACCTGGCGACGATGCCCGATGGCGGGCTGCACATGGTCTCATCGCAGGTGATGGCATCCCTGTCGGCGCTGGGCTGGTCTTCCCGCGTTGCCGGGGCGCGTACCCGGGCGCAGGAGTCGAGTGGGGGAGGAGGGGCCGGTCCGCAGCGGCCGATGCTCAAGCCGCTTTACACGCTGGATGAGGCAGTAGAAAAGTGGGTGCTGGTGTATGGCGCGAACGGCTGCTACTTCGACTCGCAAGAGCATTGCCTCGTCCCGAAGGCCGACGTTTTGGCCTTGCTGCCTGACCATGCATCGCGCGAGTGGAAGCAGCACCCGGGCCGGCAGATAGCCAGGCTGTCGGAGGTCGGCTTCGACCCGACCGAGAAGGATTCAGCCGTCCGATGCAATCTCTGGGGCGGCTGGCCGACGGTTCCGAAGGATGGCGACTGCTCGCTGCTGCAAGAGCTTCTTGAGTACCTCTGCAGCGGCGAGGAAAACGCAGCGGAATGCCTGCAGTTTGTCCTGCGCTGGCTGGCGTTTCCCATCCAGCACCCGGGCGCCAAGATGCGCTCGACGCTGATCTTCCACGGCGATCAGGGAGCCGGCAAGAATATCTTTTTCGAGGCGGTGAAGCGGATCTACGGCGACTATGGCCGGATCATCGACCAGTCCGCAGTTGAAGACAAGTTCAACGATTGGGCCAGCCGCAAGCTGTTCTTGGTTGCCGACGAGGTCGTCGCCCGAAATGAACTGTACTACCTGAAGAACAAGCTCAAAGGCATCATTACCGGCGAATGGATCCGCATCAATCCGAAGCAGGTCGCCGCGCACGACGAGCGGAACCACGTCAACATCGTATTCCTGTCGAACGAGCTGCAGCCGCAGGTAATCGAATTCGGCGACCGGCGGCATTTCGTGGTCTGGACGCCGCCGAAGCTCTCGAAAGCCTTCTACCGCAGCCTGGGCGATGCGCTGGCAAATGGCGCCGTCGAAGCGCTGCATCATCACCTGCTGCACATTGATCTCGGCGACTTCAACGAGCACACCGAACCGCCGATGACTGCCGCTAAGGCGGCCGTGCAGCAACTGTCGGCATCCTCGACGGAGCGTTTTCTCGCCGACTGGACATCTCTGGAAACCGCCTGGCCGTGCGCGCCGTGCTCCAGTGGCCAGCTTTATCTGGCGTACAGCCGCTGGTGCGGCGCGCGCGGCGAGAAACCGCGGGCGCACATGCACCTATCCAGCCAGATATCGCGCATGCGTGGCTGGATCCTGACGCACAAGGATGTATTCCACACCGCGACCTACAGCGGCTCGCCGAAGCGCGTTCGCATGGTCATCCCGTCTGCAGAGTCGATGGAAGCGACCGCCAAGGCTGGCGAAGACTACCGCCGCCCCGCCGACCAGACCGAGACGCAGTGGATGACCGACTGTTTTTTCCGGATGGCCGCCGCGCTGGGAGACGCATCATGACCGCACGGCCTGAATCCGCCGCACGGCCATACGCACGCCCTGCCGCACGCCTTAAGTGCTTGATTTTCAAGCAACCGCACGCACCGCACGGCTTGCAGCCACGTGCGTATGCGCGCGACACGCAGGATACGCGCGTCAACGCGTGCGCACGAATCTCTCGCGTAAACGCGTGTACACCCGTGCGGTCGTGCGGTGCGCCTATCCATGCGGGTCACAGGCGTGCGGGCACGTGTGCGGGCAGGCGTGCGGGCGTGCGGAACGCCGGCATCGCGCGCGCGCATTCTGTTTTTCCTATCGGATCCGGGAAGTGAAGAACAGTGGCGACCTGATGACCCCTGCGGCATTCGCCAGGCTGCTCGGAGTCAACCGATCGACCATCTCCCGCGCCATTGGCGCCGGCCGGCTGACGCTGACCGCCGACGGCCTGCTCGACCCGGTTCAGGCACGCGCAGACTGGCAGCGCAGCAAGCACGGCGGCCGGCCGGATGTCGCCGCCCGCATCGATGCCAACAGGCGCCCCGTCGTGCCGCCAGCGTGCGCGCCTGCGGCGATTTCCAGCCCAGCCGAAGCCGATGCCATTGCCGACGCAGAAATCGCCGCTGACGCAGAGCAGGACGCCGTCGAGGCCGCGCCGGGAACCATGCAAGCCTGGCGCATTGCCCGGCTCGTGGCAGAAAACGCCAGCCTCACGCTGGCAATGGAGCTGGCCACCCATGCGCGCTATCCGCGCGACCGGCTGCTGGCTGAGGCGCAGGCCATCGGCAGCGCGTTGCGGGCGCAGATTGAGCGTTTGGTCGACCAGCTCGCCGCGCCGATCGCCGCGCACCGCGAAGCAGCAGACCGGCGTCGCCTGATCGAAACCGAATGCGCCCGGCTGCGCCGTGCCGCGCGCGCCACATTCCCGGCTGCCCTGCGCCGCCTGCGGGATTCGACCACGAAGGAGCAAGCATGACTGATCGCCCCGGCTCCCTGCGCACCGCCATGCCGATCGTCGCCGCCTTCATCGACGCCCTACGCGCCGCCGGTTACGCCGCCGACGTCGCCGCTGCTCTGCGCAACGCGCAGGCCGGTGGAACCGACTTCCACGCCCGCGAAGCCGGCCGCGAATTCGGGCGCCTGCAGCCGCCGCCGACGGCCAGCTACACCGCCGACCAACTCCTCGCCGCGCGCCGGCCGGAAAACCTCAAGGACGCCCGATGAAGTACCACGCAGAACCGCAGCACGCCTGCGCCGCCGCCGGCTGCATCCATTACCGGAAAGCCAAACTGCCATCCCGGATCATGGAGTGGTGCCAGCGCATGCACACCCCGATGTCGCCCTGCGCGCACATCCGCACCAGCGACCACGTGGCCCGCGAAGGCGGCACGTTCTGCGCCCGGCCGCAGAAGAAAGGGCTGCAATGATCGCCGCGCGCATCGAAAACCTGCCGGCGCTGACGGCCGCTCTGCGCGGCTACGGATCGCAGATCCCGTTCGCCATGGCCGTCGCGCTCACCTCCAGCGCGCATGCCGTCAATCGATCCATCCAGGCGGAAATGCGCAGCGACATCTCCGGCGGGCCGACGCCCTACACCCTGCGATCTTTCCAGGTCACCCCTGCCACCAAGCAGACGCAGCAGGCCGTCGTCGGCCTCAAGACGGCGCCGGCCGGCGGCACGCCATACGAGCAGGCGATCGGCCACCTGTTTCGCGGCGGCGTGCGCCGCTTCAAGCGCCTTGAAGGATGGCTCGAGCAGATCGGCATCCTGCCGTCCGGCCAGCAGATCGTCCCGGGCAGCCGCGCGCCGCTCGATCGCCGAGGCAACGTCAAGCTGGCCGAAGTCAAGGAAATGGTCGGCATCCTGGCGGCAAGCAAGCGCGGACTGCGCAACCTGCGGTCCTACCGCCGCGCCGGTCGCGGCAAGGAACAGAAGGCGCTCGGCTTCTTCGTCGTGCGCCCTGGCGATCCCGCCGCATCGCACCTCGCGCCCGGAATCTGGCGGCGCATCGACAGCGCCGCCGGCAGCGCCGTCGAACAGTGGTTCGTGTTCGCCTCTCCGGGCCGCTACAGCCAGCAGTTCGACCTCGAGAAGATCGCCGACGAGTCTGTTGCCAGGACGTTCCCGGCCGCATTCCAGGCCGCGCTCGACAAAGCCATCGCCACCGCCAGGAGCTGATCACCCATGCCGCGCATGATCGAAGCCCAGACCGATCGCGCCCGCCTGCTGGCCGGCCAGGCGCAGCAGGATCTCGATCGCGCGCGGCAGGCAACCTGCCCGGCGGCATCTCTGCACGCAGCCGCGCTGGCCGTCCGGCGCGTCGTCCTCGCCGCGATCGAGGCGCTGCCGGGCCGCCTGCAGGAAGCCGTCGCCGGCATCCACGACGACACCGCGGCGCACTACGCGCTCGCCGAAAAGGCGCACCAGGTGCTCGCCGAGGTCGGCGAGCAGGCAGAGCGCGCCGCCACCGCGCTGCCCGAATTCGGCGCCCGTTTCCGCCGTGGCGCCCGGCCGCGCGACCTGCTCACC